CCCAATAGATGTTAGTGCCTCAGGTGGCATGTAACCATTCTTATATTCACCACCTGCTGAAAACTTCTGCCAATCATTTTTCGGATCCTCAGCTAAAATCCTTGGAATAATAGTAGGATCAAATTGCTTTGCTCTCCTATTATGATCTGCTACAGCACCACCACCAGCACGTCCTTCAACATTAGTATTATTTTCTGATTCAGTATCAGCATCCTTAGCAAATATCTCGGTCATCTTCATGACCATCTTATTAAATCGTCCTGCTACCTCAACAAGTTTCTGCTGAATAGCTGCCATAGCATCAGCTTCTTGAGTATCAGAATCCTTAAGGTTACCTGTGTTGATTTGACCCATGGCACTTGCCAATCCACCACCACCACCTGATTTACCACCAGTACCAAATAACTTACCTAACCTAGAAATATCACTACCAATAAATGCCAACGCAGCAGGTCCAGCAAATCCCAACATGCTGATACCACCTACCACACCAGCAAGCATAGCACCACCTATGGTCTGCATGATGCTTAACTGTGGTCCTATAAGACCTCCACCTGCCATTTGAGGTGGTGCAGAAACAGGTCCACCTGCTGCCCTGCTCATACCATCCATGTCTGTCAGACCGAATGTCATAAAGTCAACAATACCACCTGCAACAGACCCAGGATTCATTAACCTCTTAGCATTGGTTAATACCCATCCTACTGACTCACCTATTATCTTAAATGATGTACCAGTTACAAACTTAATAAACTCCCACAGTCCACCAAGTAGAGGACTCACTATCGTCCATATTGTACCAAATAACTCACCAATCTGTCCTACTAACTCAAACCCACCAGCATGCTTGAATACATCAGCAACATAACCCCCAAGTAACTGGAAGTATCTACCAATAGGTTCAAATAGTGGTTTAATAGTTGGTAGGAATGTCTTACCTATAAATTCACCTAAGAAACTACCTATGACGTTACCGACCATAGGTGCAAATGGTCCTAGGAATGGACCTAATAATGCTGTGCCAGCAACAGTACCTAATATACCACCTGCTGCTTGACCTACACCTGCACCTACTGCCTGAGTTGCATCTTCACCACTCGCAAGACCTGCTGCCATACGGGTGATACCACCAAATACAGCAAAACCTTTCTGAGTGCCTTTAGATAGTATTCCTTTACCTACACCTCCACCACCTCTTTGACTTGTCCCAAATGCTTTCTTTAATCTTATTCTATTCTTTTGACCGAGTTTCTGTATCGGACCTTTCTGCCTCTTATTATACTGTGTCTGGAAACGACCCTTCATCGAGTCCTGATACAGGTTAGAGGACATCCCCTTACCTGCTTTCTTCGCTCTTGCTGCATCTGCTCTCTTAGCAGCCTTCATATTTGCAGCGTACTCTTCCTTGGTGTATATTACACCAGTCTTCTTATCTCTATACCCACCTATTCTTGCTTTTCTATCAGCATCACTCTCAGCCTTCATAGACGAGTGCATGCCGAAGACTTCACGGATCATTGCTGTATTACCCAGCACCTTCCATGGCATTACGAGAGCACCTACTGTAGCAAGTGCTGCAACTCCACCTACTAACTGTACAGCACCAAGAAATCTCTTAAGTTTTCTCTTAACTGGACTTAAACTAATATCTCTACCGACTAATGAGGTGATTCCATTCAGAACACCAGTCACACCATACCCTATGAGTTTGCCAATAAACTTAGCAATACCCCATATCGCCTTAAATGTCTTTGTTATCTTCTCTGGACTTGCTTTACTTAACCAATCTAATGCCTTATATCCAATAAAGAATTTTAATACATTACCTAATATCTTACCTATCCAATCAAAGACCTTCATAAACGGACTTTTAATTGCCGCAAATGCTTTGTTACCTGACTTCTTTACTTCAGGGTCTTCTAATCCTTTTTCAGCAGCTTTCTCTTTCTCCTTCCTACCGAATGCGTGGAACTTCTTCTTAAGCCCCGACAGCATATCTTTAAATCCTTTCTTCTTCTCAGCATTTTCTTCATTAAGTGCCTTGAAATCCTTCCTGCCCTTCTTACTTAACCACTCCCTCTCAAACTTAATCAGTTCATTGATTTGGTGGAAGTTTCCTGCAATAGATGATGTAGTATCTCCAATGTTATTAATACCCTTTCCGATCGAGGAGAAACCTTCATCAAGAGGATTCTTGACTGCTACAGTTTTTATTTTGACAAAACTTCTAAGTGTCATAGAGCCATTTTATTCTGGTCTTGGTTTTGTCTCCTTTCCTCTTCCTGTATATGTGCCATGAGAAGATTGACATAAACGTCACGTTCCCAAGGTATCATATTCTCTAAGTCCGATAAAGAGTATTTGTGATGTTGCATTAGAGCAAAGTTAGTCTTGTAGTAATTCTCAAGACTATCATGCATTAGGGCTACTCGAAAAAAGATGCTAGACCTTCCAATACTAAATCACTGGTTACTTTCGTCTTAGGGTTATAGACAGGTATAGTATGAGATAACTTAGGCATAGTCTCAAAGAATGCTTGAATCTTACCAAACTGGTCAGAATTTAGATTCTCTAAGAAGTCTAGTGCTTCCTTAGGAGTAAAGTCATCATATACCTCATCCTTATCAAATACTTGCTCGATACAACTAGCAGCGAGTTTGAATACATCTTCAAGTCCAGGAGTCTCAGACATATTCTGTGAAATGAATACATCAAGGGATGGATACTTCATAATAACACCGACACCCTCAGCTAAAGTTATTTCTTTAGTGTGGTCATCAGGGATTTGCACCTGTACTTCTTCCAAGGCGATTTTAATCTCCACCTTAGTCTTTTCATCATCGGGTGCAAGGATGGTGAACTCACTCACTTCTCCAACTGCTTTAGACCTAATTCTAAGGAAGATGTATTCAATCTCGAAAGTAGCGAGATCTTCAACTTTTCCTTTCAAACTGGTGCAGTTTTTAATGATTGTTTTCACTGCTTTAATCATCTGCTTGTCGTCTTGCGACTCCATAGCGAGATAAAGCAATTTCTCTTCCTTAACTAGGAAGGGACGGTATGATAGTTTAGTACCTGTAACAGGTAACTCCATCTCATACTCAGGTATGGCTAACTTTGGTAAAGGCATAATGTACGCATTAATATAAGGTATTTATCAGCTAAAATTGGATGCATCTGGCTGTGCCATATTCAATCCTAGAATATCCGCAACCTCAGGCATTCCACCTAAATTGTATACTACGGTATCAGGGGTTTCTGCTTTCCATGGTAATACATCATTCATAACAGTATCGAATCTCATTCTCTCATACTTGAATGATACGTTAAGTTTAACTAAATCTGCTTGTCCGTTGTTAAATGAGTGCTCTGACATATCAGTAGGAAATGCTCCATACATCTGCCAAACTGCTGATGTCCTATTTAATCTCGTATGGTTGAAAGGACATTCTGGTGTTGAGTGGTCAACAACTACACTGGATGCTAATTCCCACTTGAGTACCATTATATTAGTAATATACTCATCATAGAAGGTTACTCTATTCTCTGCATCACTAGCAGTGTAATTCATCCACCTATCAAAATATTCCTGATGCATCATATCTTTAGTAATGATGAATTCAGCACTAAATTGGTTAGACACCTGCCCAGTGGCATAGTTACGTTGCTGTCCAACATCTTTAACTTGCTGAGTAGTTACCCTTCTACCAGGTACCGTTACACTGTCAGCAAGCATATCAATCCCCATAGCAAGTTTAGTCTGGTTTGACCTTATATTAGGCTCATTCATCCAGATACATTGAGGTAGAGGAATCCTCACCTCATACAGGTTACTCCTAGCAGGTTCATATATGCCACTCTTTACAGAATCAGCAAATGCTGCAAAACCTTGTCTCATTTTAATCTACTCCAAATTATGCTACTAGGGACTTCTAGCGTTTTCTTCAGTCCTGATGGTCTAATAACAAATTGCTCAACAGGGATTGGCACCATGTCGTCCATCTCCTCTTGAGGAACTTCATATACACGTGTACATGAACTCATAAAGTATTTATGATGGCAACGGCGAGGATATGAAATAGACCCTGCTCCCCATGCTTTTGCCATACTCTGTCTATTCGTTGGTCTTAGATAATGCATATTACCACCTTCAAATTGCTTCTTATCGTAATCAACTCGTCTAATCCTTACCATTGGGAAGGTGTCCCAAAACTTTAAATCTGGTGTCTGAGCACTATAGTTAAAGAATATGATGTCACCCACATTAAAAGCACCAGTATAATCTTGCAGTCCAAACTGAAGTTGCTCCCTATACCATGACTTTGACTTGGGGTAACCGTTTGCTAAATCCTTAACGTCCTGAAATATGCTCATTTAATGTTTAGATGGTGTTCTGTCAATATAAGAAATGACATATGATTCTTTTTACAAAACTGTCTTGCTGCCTTCCACTTAGCAGCATTCACATTCCAAGTCTTAACCTCAGTTAAAAAAGTCTTTGACTTCTGCCTCCTGCGTTTCGGTGGTGTAGTCTGAGCATGAGGTTTGATCTCAATGACGCTTTTTGCGAGCTTTCCATCTCTGGTGACCGCTTTAACATAAAAATCGGGATAATAGCGATGGATACGATTATCCAAGGGACTCCTATAAGGAATAATAATTTCTTCACTTCCCCACTCCAAAACGTTAGTATTTCTGTCGCACCAATGCATAAATTTCTTTTCCCATAAACTTCTATAAATAATATTGGTGTAATCACCTCTATACTTATTTGTGTTTGATGGTTTATAGCGTCCCTTATAACTCATGCCCTTAGTATTCCCAAGAAGTAAACCGTTAGGTGCGAATCATTCCAGAGCTCAAAGTGCTATTAGTGAGGACTCTACGTTCCCTACTAAAGTAATTGACTATCTGAAATTCGATATATTCGACTCTAAAACGAAACAAATCATTGACGACGGAACTATTTATTTGTATCTACCCGCAGGAATGAAAGAATCCTACGGTGTCAAATATAATGGCGTGGAGCTTGGTTTCGCAGGTAATGCTGTATTGCAAGAAGCTGGAAATTTAATAGAATCTAAAGGTGAACTTGATGAAGGTTTTGGTGAGAGAATGGCAGCAGCTGCTGGTAGTGGTAAGAGTGCTCTGTTATATGGTGCTGCTAGTACAGTAATAAGTGGTGCTGTTGGATTATCTAAAGTTGGAAATGCTTCAAACCTTGGTGCTAACGATGTTTCAGCATTAATAGACCAAAAAATATTCAACCCATATGAGAAAGCAATCTTTGCAGGAGTCAATGGGTTTAGAAGTCATAACTTTAACTTCAATCTAGTACCAAAGAGTAGTCAGGACGTTAGTGACATTTATAAGATTGTCGATATGCTAAGACTATCAATGCTTCCAGGAGTATCAACTAATAACAAATGGTTGACTATACCTGAATTCTTCAAAATCAGTATTGTTAGATACAGTGATAGTGGTAATAGTGAAACGATAAGCAATCCTAGGAATGGTTCTAGGGGTGGAATGTTGAATCTATTGATGCAATTCCCCACAGAATTAGTATTAAAGAATATGTCAGTGGATTTTGCTAACGACACTCTACAGACAACGAATGAAGGACAAGATTTGGTGGACTTTGGTCCCTCAGCATATCGCTTGTCACTCGCATTCCAAGAAACTGCATACCTCACAAAAGAGTCCTTTGCAGGATTTGGAAGAGGACAAGGAATGACACTCAATGCTACTGGTGGTCATGCATCAGATCCTCCTACAAGAAATAACAATGTTAGAAGTAGTAGAGGTGCTCGCTCTTTAGGTAGAAACGTGGGTGACTTCTTCAATAATTTAAGTAATTTCGCATAATGTCAAGATACTTTTCCTACTTACCAGACGTTTATGTGCGGTCTTCATCGTATAGGAACAATAACGTCGATCCTCATGTTTTAGCGAAAAACCTATTCAGAAGGATTAAAATCAGAGAAAACCTAGATGACATAATTCTGGGATTTTCACAATATACCATTAGAAACAACCAAAGACCAGATGGTGTGGCATTTGACTTTTACGGAAATTCAGGATATGACTGGATTGTGCTTATAGTCAATAATATCATTAATTTGTATTCTGAATGGCCTATGACAGAAGACGAATTATACAAAATGTGTGAGGAGACCTATGGAACAACCAAAGTTGAAGCTACCCATCATTGGGAAACTCAAAGAATTACAGACATGCGAGGACGAACAGTCGTCAAAGACGGAATGGAGGTACCTGAAGATTGGACCTACCGTCGATACGACGGCACATTCGTCGAAAAAGCAGATCTGGTCGTTCCTGTCACCAATTACGAATACGAATATCGGTTAAATGAGTATAAACGCAATATCTACCTTCTAAAGGAAGATTACGTCCCCAACTTCATTCAAGAATATCAGTCATTAGTCCGATATCTACCAGGTGATGAAGTTGACATAGAAACTCAAAGAAAGAGATCTACGGGAGTTGTCGAAGAAACCTATACTGGCGTAAAACCAACATATTCAACAAATATCGGATTAACGTCAAATATCGAATTTGCGTCTCAGGCAGATTACTCGTCCAAGGAGTTTACGACCTCAGAAGCAACTATAGGAGAAGGACAGTCTTTATCAGATGGTAGTACCACAGTTACTACTAGCACCACGTCAGATAGCAATACGACCACAACTAACCAATATGGGTCATCTTAGGTAAAAATACTTACTCGACCCTGACAGACAAAAAAATACCCCGCTTTTTTAGCGGGGTTTCTCTTGTTCTAAAATCGAAATAATATCAGCAAGCATGCTGCTCTTCTTGTGTCCAGTATTTCCAGAAGCCTGACCGATGGTAGTTACCAGGGACATACTTCTTATATCTGGTGAGCTTCATGCAGTATGATGGGAAATGGTTGGAGTCATAGTGTCTCCGATGTGGAGAATGCCAACCTCTAGTAAATCCATCAACTTCTGCATGCTTGTGTAAAGGACCATGATGATGACCGTGTGGACGCACATAATGTGGTCTGTGTGGTCTATGGTGTATGATTGTTGTGTTGTGATGATGGTCATCTACAAATGGCTCCCAGAATTCACTCCATGTTAGTGCAGACGCTGGTTGAGCAGCGAATCCTAGGGCAACTAGGGGAGCCAAAAGTAGTTTCTTCATTAATCCTCAGCAGCAAGGGAAGCAAAGTAAGAAAGGTCTGGGGATTCACCTGTCCCTTTCTCGATTTCTTCTACTTTAGCACCAAAACCTGACTTTGCAGGGGTTGGGGGTGCCACTTTAACAACTGGACTGTCAAGTTGGGGAAGTAATTCCTCATCTTCCTCATTAGTCCTTACCTGAGCACGTGAAGTCTTACCTAAGACTAGGTTAAGACGTGCTTCTAACTCTTCAAATGACTTGAAGTTCTTAGAGTCAGTGAATTCCTTAAGGGAATACTGCTTCTTCCAGACTGCTTCAAGTGCCTCGTCTTCCAGTCCACCTGCTACAGATGGGACATCAAACTCAGACTTATCATAGTTCCAGTATCCACCGATGGTCTGGATTTTAATCTTGAAGTTAGCACCCTTCCATAGATCAAATGGATTGATTGGGGACTCATCTTCAAACTGTGGTTGCATTGCTGATGCAATCTTATCATGAATCTTCTTACCATACTTGTAAAGTTTAACCTGACCCTCATTTTCAGGGTGAAGTTGATCCTTAATTACAAGGATGTTACTGTAATAGGAGAGTTTCCTCTTCTGCTTACGTGCTACGTCTTTATCAGCATCAAGACCACTATTCCATAGTGTCCTGTTTAAATCACCAACAGGGTCTTTCTGATTGAGGGTAGTGAGAGAATTCTCAATGTACCAACCACCAGGACCTTGAAATGCATGACTCCATACCTGTGCCCATGGAAGGTCTTCACCCTCTGGTTCTGGTAGGAAACGAATTACTGCATAACCGTTACCACTCTTATCTACCTCTGGTTTCCAGAGTCTCTCGTCTGGACCTCTAGTCTGAGGTTTGGATAGATTTTCAATCTGCTGTGTAAGCTTAGCAAACTTACCAGACTTGCTCTTTAGACTTGCAAATGACATTCGTATTTGTCTCCGAAATTGTATTGTAGTATGTGTTACGGGATTATCGTAACATACTATTTAGGCTCTGTCAACCCCGTCTTTTAGCAATTCTTCACGCCAGTGACGGAGTTTACCCTCCATGGTATCAAGGATAGTAGTGAGGTTTAGACCACCACCATAGTCAAATGACATCCTCTCAATGTTATCTTTAATTGCTTTTGCTGAGTCATCATCCTGCAACTCATTTGCTGCTAGTTGTAGTCTAGCATAGAATACTTTCTGTTTAGCAACCAACTCTAAGGTCTTCTCGATGTGCTCTAGTCTCTCCTGAGGATTGAAATCCTTCAGACCAGCAGACATCTTCAAGAGTTCAGTATAACAATCTTGAATTGCTTCTAGTTCTTCTTGCACTACAGGTGCATGGAAAAAATCTGAGTCTGTCATAGGTTTAGAATGGCTCTACTTGTACGTTTCATATAGTTAAGTTGTTGAGCATCCCACTTGATTTTATCTTTAAGTGGTTTAGATATCAGTTTACCAACTGTCTCTACTTCTATCTCAAACTCTTCACATACTGAAGCAACTGCTTCAATGTAATTTATAAGACCATTAGATTCCTTTACCCTATCTTCTACGAGTGAGGCAAACTTACTTTGGGTCATAAACTTTTCTTCTATCTCTTTCATTGTATAACGTCCAGTCTAAGGTGTGAAACACCAGCAGCATTTAAGTTGCCAGTAGGGAACCAGTTTGCTGCGATAGTAATCCTATCTTCTTCACTGGTGTTAGGCCACGCACGATGACGTATCATGGGTGGAAATACAATAAACTTACCAGGTTCTGTTGGTTCAGTAAAGGTAAGTAAGTATTTGTCTTCCGTAAACTCACCTAACGGATAGATGTTAGTATAATGGAAGTATGGATTGGGATGGAACCATTGAGTCTTGTCTTCTTCTTTCCCTGAGCAATAATAATTGCTACTAATCATACAGTTGTAATGTGTATGGTCGAAGAACCATTCATGAGTCTTGTTTAAGTTAGCCCAAGCAGCATTACAAACAAATTTGTTATGCGTACCCATGTCTTCAGCAACTTCGGCCATGCAGTCCTGCATCCATGCGAATAAATCAGCGAAGTCTGAGTAGTTGTAGAGGTCACTTCCCCTGTCACCACTGTCATCAACACCTTCCCAAATCCAATTGGTATTGTTAGGTCTAAACTTTAACTTCTTTGCTGCCTCTAAGACACTAGCATTATCATCGTAATAGAAACGGTAGATAGGTATACCTAGCATCTCATCCTTTTTAGGCAGCATCCTTTACTCCATCATGATACTCACTGATCCAATCGATAAGTGTATCGATATAAGGTATCTTATCATACTTTTGCTCAACTTGCACACTTCCATCTTCAGCAACAGATAGTGTCACGAGTTTGTCCACCTCTACACCAGTCAATTCATAGTACATGTAAGCATACGCTGCCTCTTGCACAAAGAATTTCTCTAGGTGCTCTGGTTTCTTAAGACTCTTAGTGGTCTTGAAATCGATTATAGCAAGCTCATTATCAAACTCAGCAATGCAATCGACCCGACCAGCAATGCGTAGATTATGAGAAAAGAGAGGGGCTTCAATAGCGTGAATATTATTAATCCTATCAAGAGTCTGACGAGCAGCCCTAAAAAGGTACGTGGGAAGACCCTCGCCTTTCTCAACTTCTTCCACATCATTTTTTAAATAGTTCTCCACTAGGTTATGGTACTGGGTGCCACGCCATGCTGACGAGCGTCGTATCTGTTCCGCCTTAGTGAAACCGACACGCTCCTGCCACTTAAGTATACCTGCCTTGGACTGATGCCCAACGACAGTTGTAACACTTGGCATCCAAACGTCATCAATCTTATAGAAGCGACCTTGCTCAAGAGTCCTACTGGTCACCTCCCTGAGAGGTTTAGCAGGACCAACATAATTAAACATTTAATCTAGGTTTAGGTTGATTTTATTGATGAGATACTCCTTTATAAATCCAGACCTAACGATGTCAGGTATCTCGAACTCAACGCAAATAAATGATTGCATCGCTTGAAGTATCCTCATGAAGTCTAACACACCAGTCTTCTCATGTACCTTAGTCAAGTCAGACTGTGAATAATCTCCACAGAATATAATCTTACTGTCTTGACCGACACGAGTGATGATACTGTCTAACTCATGGAAGTTTAGGTTACTAAACTCATCTACTATTATAATCGCCCTGTCAAGTGTCACTCCACGTAGGAAGGACGTAGACCAGAAAGAAATAGAATCCTGGCCACGTAGGTTGTCATACAGCCCGTTAAATGTCGCCTCATCTGGCATACTGAACATGTATTTCACCATGTTACGGTATGGTATTTGATAGAGGTCACTCTTATCTTC